TTGCCAATACGCCCGTTTACATTCAGGGCGCGCGTGCGACCGGTGCCGTGAATCCGTTACCTGTGCAGACGCAAGGCACAGTGCCCGTGTCGCTGGCGACCAACACACCAATTCCTGCCGCCGGCACAGCCCTTTCAAACGATGTAGGGGTGCAATACCGCGCAAACGCAACTGGCGCCGCATCAATTTCGTCTGTGATTGCCGCAGCGACAACCAACGCAACTGTTGTCAAGGCGTCAGCAGGCCGCTTGATCGGGTGGCAGCTGCAGAACACCACGGCATCGATTGTGTACGTAAAGATGCACAACCAGACCACGACGCCAACGGCAGGTGCCGCGGTGGCGTTTGCCATCCCCATTCCGGCTAACGGCAAGAGCGAAATCACCCTTGCCGCCGGTATCGCGTTCACAACCGGCATTGGCTATACGACCGTCACCGGATCGGCGAACACAGACGCAACCGCAGTGGGTGCGGGCGCAATCATTGGATCACTTCACTTCGCGTAAAGGAAACGCTATGACAACCACCGTCACCGTACTATCAGAAATCAGCAAAAAGTACCAAGTTCAAGTCGACTTCCCAGTTGCGCACAGCCGCTCAGAGGCGCTTGCGGGCTGCACCGTCCATACCCCGACAATGGATACCGCTGAGCGGCTCATGCTGCTCGCTTCAAATTACGAGGTGGGCTTGAAGACAGGCTGGCCCGAGTGGGTTTCGCAAGACGAAGCGCGCGACGTGCAAATCCTCTCGCAAAGCGAGCCAACGCCGGACGCGCTTGACCCAGATTGGGTGTATTACGACATCGTCGCATCGTGCACCGTCAATGCCACTGCGCGCCTCACCATTGCCGTGGAAACGGATCTCGACATCGAAAGCACCGAAGGCATCGCGTTTGTTCAAGCGCAGGCTGAAGCCGCCGCCGCCGCGTGGATCGTCGAGCGCAATTTTGTTGCGTTGTAACGCGTAGAGCAAAGCCATGCTGCTCCTCTTGCTCCGTAACAGCGGCACGGTGGAGCAGCAGCCCGTATTTGAGCCCGTCGCACCGCGCCGGTTTGCCGACCGCGCCAATGCCAATCGCCTCGGCACCACGCCGGATGCCATCAATGCCAACCGCATCGGCAGCAGCACCAGCAAAGTCAACGCATCACGTTTAGGGAGCAGCCGCCAATGATCGAAACCATCACCGTCGGCGACACGCTCGATTTCAGCACCACCGTTGCCGATTACCCGCCCGGCGATGGTTGGACGCTCAAGTTTCGCCTGGTGCCGCGCGCCGCAGGCCCCACGCCCATCTTGCTCACCAGCGCAGCCGATGGTGACGCACACCGCGTGCAGGTCGGGCCAACTACCGCTGCCACATGGACGGCCGGCGATTACTCGTGGACCAGCTGGGTTGAGAAGACTGGTGCCCGGTACACCGTCAGCGAAGGCCAAGTCACCCTGTTGCCAGATCCTGCAGTGGTCACTAGTCGTGACAACCGCAGCCAAGTGCGCAAGACGCTGGATGCAATCAATGCTGTCATCGAAGGCCGCGCAACAAAGGACCAGCAAGAGTATTCCATCGGGGACCGCACACTAAAACGCATGCCAATAGCCGATCTTCTCAAATTTCGCGACCGTTATCGCGGCGAAGCCAACGCAGAAGCCAATGCTGAACGCATTGCTGCCGGATTAGGCGGTCGTAACCGTGTGTTAGTGAGGCTCTAACGATGGCCGCAATCATGCAACAAGCCGCAGATTGGGTCGCAAAACGCTGGGGCTCATCAGCTGCCAGAGCCCCCATTAAGGCCGCTTTTGGCGCCAACAAGCGCAAATTTGATGCCGCCCAGGTGTCGCGCCTCACCTTTAGCATGGCGCGCACCAATACATCGCTTGATTACGACTTGCTGCGTGATCTTGACAAGCTCCGTGCCGCGTCGCGTGACCAGTCTTACAACAACGACTACATCAAAAAGTTCTTGCAGCTTGTGTGCACGCATGTGGTCGGGCCGAATGGCTTTAGCCTGCAAGTCCAAGCCAAAAACGGCGGCGGCAATCTTGATGAGCGTGGCAATGCTGCGGTCGAGGCCGCGTTTTATTCCTGGTGCCAGCGAGGCGTGTGTGATGTCACCGGCAAGCTAAGCTTTCTTGACATTCAAGCGCTGGTGGCCAAGGCCGTTGCTCGTGATGGTGAGGTTCTTATCCGCAAGGTGTACGGACCAGCAGCAAATGCGTTTGGTTTTGGTCTTCAGATGCTCGATATTGATCGGTTGGATACACAGAAAAACGAGGAGCTTGCCAACGGCAACATCATCGTCATGGGCGTCGAGCAAACGCGATACGGCAAGCCGGTGGCCTACTGGCTTCGCAAGCGCCACCCCGGCGCAATGGGCATGCCGCAAGCCTTTACCGATGTCTACGATGTTGTGCCGGCAGACGAAATCTACCACCTATTTTTGCCAGACCGTGCAGAGCAAACGCGCGGTTTTCCGTGGGCGCATGCTGCCATGACGCGCCTGCAAAATCTGCATGGTTTTGAAGAGGCCGCCATTATCGCCGCAAGGGTGGGTGCCGCCAAGATGGGCTTTTTTACCACGCCAGACGGCAACGCAACATCCATTGCCGACGGCGAAAATCAAGACGGTGATCTGCATATTGATGCCGAACCAGGCGAATTCAAAACGCTGCCTGAAGGCGTCGAATTCACCCCGTGGGACCCACAGTATCCGCACGCGCATTACGAATCATTTATCAAGTCTTGCTTGCGTGGGGTTGCATCCGGTCTGGGAGTGGCCTACCACACGCTGGCCAGTGACCTTGAAGGCGTCAATTTCAGCAGCATGCGCGGTGGCACGCTTGAAGAGCGTGACCAGTGGATGGTCATTCAATCTTGGATGATCGAATCGTTTCTCGCGCCGCTGTACAAAGACTGGCTGCGATTCGCGTTGCTCAATCAGCAGATCACCTTCAGCAATGGCAGCATCATGCCGCTCGATGCGCTGACCAAATTCAGCGATGCCGGTGTTTGGCAAGGCCGCCGCTGGCAGTGGGTAGACCCTATCAAAGATGTTGAGGCTGCCACACTGGCCATCGAGCAAGGTTTCAAAACCCGCAAGCAAGTCATTGCCGAAATGGGGCTGGATATTGAAGATGTATGGGCGCAGCTTGCGAAAGAAAAAGAAAAATCCCAAAAACTCGGCCTTGAACTAGGCAAAAAAGCACCAGCGCAACCAAAAGGTGCTGGCCCTGAGCCAGATCCCGTACCAGCTTAGTCGTACTTACTTCAAACCGCCTTACCTGAATTACCCCAAGCCCGTCGCCGTCACAAGCGTCGGGCTTTTTGCATTGGAGATCACATGGAAACCACCGAAGCGCCGATCATTACCGTCGAGCAAATCACCGCATTCCGCAAGCTAGACCCTGCGCAGCAGGTCGGGCAGCTGCGAGGCCAATCTGCGGAGCGCGCGTTCAGCGTGCAGCGTGATGGTGCCATCGACAAGGAGGCACGCACCGTGTGGCTTTCCATCGCCTCAGACGCGCCCTATGCGCGCTGGTGGGGCAACGAAATTCTGGACATGAACCCCAGCTCGGTGCGCGATACGCGCCTCAAGCAGGGGCTGCCCGGATTGGTAGACCACAACCCAGCCGACATTGTCGCCAAGGCCATGAACTTTGAGTTCACGCCAGACAGAAAACTTCGCGTTTTAGCCCGCTTTGGTAAAAGCGCGCGTGCCGAAGAAATCTGGCAAGACATCCTTGATGGCATTCGTACCGATTGCAGCGTGGGCTACGTGATTCACGACCTCGTTCTTGAGTCTCAACAAGAGGACGTCAGCACCTACCGTGTCACCGCATGGGAGCCATTGGAATTTTCAATGGTCAGCATGCCGGCAGATCCATCGGTCGGTGTCGGTCGGCAGCTCCAAACGAAACAACCCCCATTACTCATTGAAAAGGAAACCATCATGGAAGTTAACGACAAAGCCGCTGACATCAATACCTCAGTAATCGAAAACGCAGTGCGCGAAAAAGAAATGAAGCGCATCAACGACCTCGAAGCGCTTGGCCAGCAGTTCAAGCAATTCGGTGGCGAAGCATTGGCGCGCAAGCACATGGCCGAAGGCAAGACCGTCGGCGATCTGCAAACCGCGCTGCTCGCCGTCGTTGGCAAGCGTGAAGTGCCAGATGCAGCGATCGGCATGGATGAAAAAGAGATCAAGCAGTTCTCTTTCATGCGCGCTCTAAATGCCCTGGCTAACCCAGCCGACCGCGCTGCACAAGCCGCCGCTGGTTTTGAGCGTGAAGTCTCCGAAGCGGCTGCTAAGAAATCGGGCAAGTCGCCAACCGGCATCTTGGTGCCTACCGACGTGCTGCGCTCTGCGCTCATGACCGACTTTGGCGCAGCAAACCAAGGCTACAACGCCATGGCTCGCGCAATGGCAACGATGATGCGCGATTTGACCGTCGGCACGTCTACCGCCGGTGGTCACACTGTCTCTACCAACTTGCTGGCAGGATCGTTCATTGAGCTGCTGCGCAGCCGCATGGTTATGGCCCGTTTGGGCGCGACGATGTTGAATGGCTTAACAGGCAACATCGCTGTGCCACGTCAAACCTCGGGCGCCACCGCTTACTGGGTGGCAGAATCTGGGGCACCAACAGAAACGCAACAAGCCTTTGACCAAGTGACCATGACGCCCAAAACCTGTGGCGCATTCACGGACTACAGCCGCAAGCTGTTGTTGCAGTCCTCGATTGATGTTGAAGCGTTCATCCGTATGGATCTCGCCAAAGTGATCGGCTTGGAATTGGATCGTGTTGCGCTTTATGGCACGGGCTCATCCAACCAGCCGCGCGGTATCGATCAAACGGCCGGCATCAATACTGTCAACTTCGCTGCGGCTGCGCCGACCTTTGCCGAAATCGTCAACATGGAAACCCAAGTGGCGGCGGATAACGCCGATGTTGGCACATTGGCCTACCTGGTCAACGCAACCGGTCGCGGCGGCTTGAAGACTGCCGAAAAAGCCAGCTCTACCGGGCAGTTCATTTGGGAAAACGGCAACACCGTCAACGGTTACCGTGCAGAAGTCTCCAACCAAGTCGCTGCCGGCGATTTCTGGTTTGGTAACTGGGCGGATGTGTTGATGGGCTTCTGGTCTGGTCTTGACCTCACGGTCGATCCATACACCGGCAGCACCAGCGGCACCGTGCGTGTAGTGGCCTTGCAGGATGTCGATGTCGCAGTGCGCCACCCAGAGTCCTTCTGCAATGGCGCTGACAACCCTTAAGCCGTAGCTAACCCAACGTGAATACGACAACCGCAGCGGGCTTGATTTCCGGCCCGCAGGCGGTTGATCGTGCACAGGAGCCCACCATGCGAATCCAAATCATCAAAAACACCAAGATTGACGGTGTTTACACGCCAGCGTCGAAGAAAGTCATCGACGTGGCCGAATCCGACGCCCGCACGCTGATTTACCTTAAGCGTGCCGTTCCAGCCGAAAAGCCGGCTCCGCAGCCGTCTCAAGGAGCAGTTAAAGGCAAGCCCACCGAAACCAATGTGCCCGCCAGCGAAGAGCAAGCGGGCAAGGAGAGCAAAAATGATTAAACAGAATTTGGGTGACGTTCTCACCCTGATCAGCATGCACCCTACCGCCGCGCGCACCGCGACAGGCAACGGTGCAGTGGCACCCGATCTGCGCGACATTGAAGGCGAAATCGCCATCCTATTGGATAGCGCAGCAGGCACCGGCACCACGCCGACGCTTGACGTCAAGATTCAAGACTCGGCAGATGGTTCGACCGGCTGGACCGACATTGCCGGTGCCACCTTCACGCAAGTAGTGGCAGTTGCCAGCCAGCAAAAGCTGGTGTTGAACAAAGATGCCGTGCGTCGCTACATTCGTATTGTTCACACCATTGCGGGCACCACACCATCATTCACATTCAGCGTGAATGCCGTTGGCGTTAGCAAATACCCAGCTTAACGGGTAAGCAAGCCATGCCCTTCACCGAATCGCTCGCCGATTTCTACGACGATACTGACTTCAGCACCGCAGGCAGCTACACGCCTGCGGGTGGTGGGTCTGCCGTCGCGGTGAAGGGCATTTTTGATACGGAGTATGTCGAGCCGTTCAGCGAAATCACCGGCAGCCAGATCGCCTATCGCACCTGGGCTTCGCAGTACGCCAGCCGCCCGACCAAGAATGCCACGTTGGCCATCGCGGGCACGACATACCGTATCAAAAATGTGCAAGACATCCCGCCAAACGGCGCGGAGATTCGCCTGATGTTGGAGAAGACAAGCTAATGGCCGACCATCTGCGCGACCAGATCATCACCGCCGTGGCCACGCTGGTCACCGGCCTCACCACCACTGGCACGCGCGTGTTTGTCGATGAAGACAACCCGCTTGAGGATGCTGACCTGCCGGGCATCACCATTTTGCAGATCGGTGAGTCAACAGAGGCCATGACGCTTGGCCGTCCGCGTGAAATGCAGGGGCTGCTAGATCTTGAGATCACAGCCTACGCTAAGCGCCTGCCGAGTCAGGCCGACGTGCGCAAGCAGGTCAACACCATCTGCAAAGAAGTGCAGATCGCGCTGGCGAATACCTCGCCAGGCGGTGCCAAGTACGGCACGCTCGTGCAGACCGATTTTGAGTTGTATGGCGACGCTGAAAAGCCCGCCGGCATGGCGCGTATGCGCTGGCAGTTTTTGTATCGCTTTGATGAAGATTCACCCGACGTTGCGCAGTAACCAATAACCTTTTTCGTTTCACCCACCGCCCGCTTGGCTCATTTTACTTTGAGGCCGTGCGGGTTTTTTTGTTTATAGGAGATGATCATGGCCATTACCGGCGTAGACATGCAGTTGAAAGTCAAGAAGCAATCCGCGCTGGGGACAATCGCCAGCGGCGGCAGCGGCCAGTTGTTGCGCCGCGTGCAATCCACCCTGAATTTCAAAAAGGACGCCTACCAGTCGAACGAGATCCGCAGCGATTACCAAGTCCAAGATTTCCGCCACGGCGCGCGTAAGGTAGAGGGCTCAATTTCGGGCGAAATCTCGGCGGGCACCTATTCGTTGCTGATCCAGTCGGCAATGCGGCGCGATTTTGCTGCCGTCACCGCGATTACCGGCCTCTCGGTCACCATCGCAGGTTCAGGTCCCACTTACACAATCACCCGCGCCTCTGGCGACTTCTTGGCCGGCAACATCAAGGCAGGGCACGTTGTTCGCTTGAGCGTCGGCACATTGAATGCGGCCAACATCAACAAAAACCTGCTCGTGATCAGCGTCACGGCAACAGTGTTGACCGTTGTGGTGCTCAACGGTGTGGCAATGGTCGCAGAAGGCCCAATCGCCTCCACCACCGTCACGGTGCAGGGCAAGGTGACATTCTGCCCGCAGACGGCGCACACCAACGACTTCTACACCTTTGAGCACTGGTATCCAACGCTCTCGCCAACGGCGTCTGAGTCGTATTGGGATTGCAAAGTCGGCGGCTTTAACATCAGCCTGCCACCAACAGGCATTGCCACGATCGAGTTTCCAATCATGGGCCTCGATATGCTGGCCGCTACATCTGAGGCGCTCACGTCACCAACAGCGGCCACCTCGACGGGTGTGCTCGCCGCGGTCAATGGCGTGCTACGCAATGCTGCGGGTGCATTGGCCAACGTCACTGGTTTGACCATCAACGTGACGAACAACAACAGCATGGCAGGGCCGGTGGTTGGTCTCAACAAGTACGTTGATATTGTCAACGGACGCCACATGGTCACCGGCCAGCTCACGGCCATTTTTGATAGCGTCACCCTGCGTGATGCCTTTATCAACGAGACCGAATTGGCGCTGTACGCTGCCTTCACGGCAGACAACACCGCCGCCGCCAGCTTTATCGCCATCACCATCGATCGCCTGAAGTTGGGCGCGGCCGACCGTGATGACAGCGAAGGTGTCAAGACCGTCACGCTGCCGTTCACTGCCTTGCTGAACAGCCCAGGCACCACCAGCACAGACGTCACGACGCTCCGCGTGCAAGACAGCGCAGCGCCGTAAACCTTTTCGGGCATTTGCCGCGCATTTGCCTGCAACCCCAGCACGCCGCCGCTGACTGCCCATTGTGTCTCCGCACAACGCAGTCGGCGGGTCGGGCGGCATTACTGAAAGACGGAGACAACAATGGATCTCGATTTAGGCACCTATGACCCGCGCGATTTGAACAACAAAGGCGCGTGGATCGACATCAAAAAAGCCGGTGAAGAGACCGGCATCACCATTCAAGTCGTTGGCTTGTATAGCGACGTGGTGCAAGCCCACCAGCGCAAAAAGTTTGCCGAAATGCAGCGCGAGAAAAAGCGCGGCAAAGAATTCAGCCTCACGCTCGATGAGCTTGAAGAGCGCACCGCCGAATTCTGCGCCATGTGCACGCTGGACTGGAAAGGTGTGAAGGTCAAGGGCGAGGTGGTCAAGTTCGACGCCAAGCTGGCCTTGGCGCTCTACAAAAAGCACCCGTGGATTACCAGCCAGCTCAACACGGCCATTGCCGAGGAAGCTAATTTTTTGGGCTGAGTCTGAGGCCGCTGTTTGACTACGCTCGCGCCGATTTCAAACTTAACCGGCGTGAGCCGGACGGCCACACCAAACGCCATCACCTCGAAAGTGCGGCGCAGCAGGGTAGCGCAGCGGCAATCATCGAGCTGGATGAGCAGCCTGATCTGCCCTACCACCTCACCTATCTGTGGGGCTGGTTTGGCGAGTTGGCGGGGCGGCGGCAAAGCAACGGCATGGATGTCTCGCCGATTGCCTGGCGCGAGATTGAAGCGTGGGCAAGCCTCACCGGCCGCAGCTTAAAGCCGTGGGAGGTGCAGGCATTGGTCAAGCTCGATGATCTCTTGCTGAATGACCACCACGAAGCGCAAGCCGCAAAGCAAAAACCGCAGATTCACATTGCGAGGCACTAAGTGATTGTCATCAAAGTTCAAAGCAACATGAAAGAGCTGATGGCGCTGCACAACGCCGATCAAAAGCATCTTCGATTGTCCGCCGCTATTGCTTTGACCAAAACGGCAAAGTCGGCACAGCAAGAGCTTCGCAGCGAAATGCAAAAGGCATTTGATCGGCCCACGCCCTACGCACTCAACAGCACCTATGTGCGCACTGCCAATGTCAATCGCCTTGAGGCCGAGGTTGGCATCAAAGATGAAGCCATCAAGGGCACACCAGCCATCAACTTTCTGGGACCGCAGATCGGCGGCGGCGAGCGTCGGCTCAAGCGGTTTGAAAAGGCGCTGCAGGCGTACTCGTTGCTGCCGCAGGGGATGTACGCCGTGCCGGGTAGTGCAGCGAAGCTAGACGGCTTCGGCAACATGGCGCGCGGCCAGATTATGCAGATTTTAAGCGCGCTGAAAGCCGCTGAACGGTACTCGGGCTATTCGGCAAACCGCACTCGCGCGTCAGCTAAACGCAAAAAGAATCAGCCGCAGTTTTTTGTCGGGCGACCGGGTGGCAATCGGTTACCGCTTGGCATTTGGCAGGTGTTTCGTTTTGGGCATGGCAGCGCAGTGAAGCCAGTCGTGATTTACACCAGCCGCGCCACTTACAAGGCGCGGTTTGACTTTCAAGCCATTGTCGAACGGGTCGCCACCAGCGAGTTTGACAAGTTCTTTGTTGAGCAACTGCAATCAAGGGTGTCAATCTAATGGCAATCCGCGAATCCAAAACCATCCTGACTGCCGAAGACCGCACCGGCGGTGCCTTTGCGTCGATGCAGCGGAGTCTGCAAACGACCATGGGCCAGTTTGAACGCTGGCAAGGCTTGATGGCCGGCATCGCCGGTGGTGGAGCGGTGGGCGCATTTGGTCTGATGATCAAAAACGCGCTGGACACCGGCGAAGCCCTCAACAAGATGTCTCAAAAGACCGGCATCGCTGTCGAGCAACTATCTGAGCTTTCCTACGCGGCCAAGCTGGCCGACGTCTCAAACGAGACACTTGGCAAAGGCATCAAGGCGCTCTCTGAGAGCCTTGTCGCGGCCAACGACCCCACGTCGAAACAAGCCAAGCTATTCAAGGAGCTGGGTGTCAACATCAAGGGCGACACGCTCAGTGCGCTCGAGCAGCTCGCCAAGCAATACCAGTCGCTGCCGGATGGTGCGACCAAGGCCGCACTCTCAACTGAGCTGTTCAAAAAGGCCGGTCAGGATCTGATTCCGTTTCTCAATCAAGGGGCAGACGGCATTGCCAAGCTGCGCGGTGAAGCGCGGGCGCTTGGGTTGACCATGACCAGCGAAACCGCCAAAGCCGCTGAGACATTTAACGACAATCTCAAGACTCTGCAAGCCTCAACGGGCAAGCTCGGCATTTCGTTGGTTAACGATCTTGCGCCCGGCCTGGTTAAAGCCAGCGACGCCATGAAAGAAGCGCTCATCGAATCCGGCAAGCTAAAAGCCGCATGGGTTGGGCTGGGGGCTGTCGGTGCGTTCTTGTTCACCGACGACATGCTGAGCAGTCAGCAAAAGATCAATAAGGAAATCGCAACGCTGCAAGGCCGTTTGAGTGATCTGAATAGCGAAAAAGTGCAGGGCGGCTCATGGCTCAGCATCATTGCCAACGCTGGTGAACAGGGCGCAATGTCATCGCTCGACAATCAGATCAAGCTGGTGACAGACCGGCTGGCTGGCTTGCAATCCCAGCTAGACAAACTTAACAAGGCTGATGCGGGCGCGACCGCAAAAGCCGCAGCAGATGCAAAAGCCGCCGCAGAGGGCAAAGCAAAAGAAGACGCGCTCAAAAAGCTGCTCGCCGACCAAAAGGCCGCCGCCGACGAAAATGCCAAGCACAACGAGCGCATGCGCCAGCTCGACATCAAGGGCTGGGTGGCGTATGCCGACCAAGTTTTTGCCGAGGCCGACGAACTCAACAAATCGCTGGCTGAGGTCGCGGACGCCTACTGGAAAGGCGAGGAAAAAGCCAAAGAGACCGACATCAAAGGCTGGGTTGCCTACATCGAGGCAATGGAAAAAGAGTACGAAGAGGGCCTCAAAGCCATCGGCGACAAACAGCCCTCATTTTTCCAAGCGCAGCAAAAGGAGTGGGAGGGCTATCTTGGCCGCATCGAGTCAGGCTTCAGCGACATCTGGACCAAGCTCATCGACCGCAGCCTGTCTAGCTGGAAGCAATTCACCAGCTCGCTGCGCGATATGTTCAAGCGCACCGTGTCGGATTTCATTTACCAGGCGTTTGCCAAGCCGATCGTGCTACAGCTGGTCGCCACAGCGGCGGGCGGCTTGGGCATCAGCGGGTTGGCAAGTGCCGCCACGGGTGCGGCGGGGGCGGCATCAGGGGCCTCGTCGCTGTTGGGCCTGGGCAGCCTGGGCAGCATGTTTGGTAGCGTCGGTGCGGGTGCAACCTTCGGCAGCTCAGTCGGCATTGGCGGCACGCTTGCAAATCTCGGCGCGGGCGGCGGTTCGTTCGGTTTTCAGGCCGGCTCGGTCATGGGTGCAGCCGGTCCGTATGTGGCCGCCGCGCTCGCCGCCTATCAGGCCTACAACGCGTTCCGCGACAAAGGCGAAAACCCCAAGTACCGCCTTGGCTTCGGCTCAGCCGCGCAGGGATACGCCAGCGACTCCATCTTTGGCATGCAGGGTTTTCAGTATGCCCAAGGCAATGACGCCGCCAACCAAGGCTTCCGCAACTTTCAGCGCGGCTTGGGGGGGCTGGATACACAAATCGGCGGGCTGCTCACGCCCGCGCAGATCGCCGCCGCCGCTGGCCGCTTGAATGGCGTCACCGGCCGTGAGTTTTCCTTCCCGAAGGGCGACCCGACCGCCAGCGAGCAACTCTCCAAAGAGTTTCTGCAAATAAAGTATTCAGCCGTCTTTGCCGACCTGAACAGCGGCATCTCAGATGCCATCAAGAATTTCGCGGGTAACTCCGAGGAGCTTATCAAATACATCGGCGAGCAAGTCGGTGCATACACCGCGCTCAACGCCGCCATCGCCAGCATCACCGCGCAGATGGATGGTTTGTCCGGTAACAGCATGGCGCAGTTCACCAAGCAGCTCACGCAGCTTGCCGATTCGGTCGATCAAGCCAAAGCTGCGTACACCTCCGCCATGGCCGCGAACGACCCCGCCGAGCAAGTCAAAGCGCAGAACACTTTGCTGGCCGCGATTCAAAACCGCTACAACGTCGAGTCGCAGCTAGTTGCCACGCTCACCGCACAGATCGACAGCGTGCGTCAGTCGCGGTATCAGGCGTCTGAGGCGATGGAGGCCAGGTATCGCACGCTCGGGATCGACCCCAACCGCAGCCGTTTCACCAGCGGCGATAACAGCTACGCCTACGCCGAAAGCCTCAAGGCCGGTATCAAGGATCGCACTGCAGACCCACAGCGCCGCTTGGGGCTGATCGATCAATACCTCACCGCCGTCGACGATTGGATCAAAGAAAACACCGAGATAAGAAAACAAGGTGCCGACCAGTGGCGTGCCATTGTCGAGAAAAACAAAGTCGCCTTAAACGAGCAACTTTCGCTACAGCAAACGCAACTTGACGGTCTCAAGCGTATGCGTGACTTTGCCGAGAGTGTAAAGCAAACGATCGATGGCATCCGCACTTCGGGCGAATCCCCGCTGAGCATCGGTGAACGCTACCAGCTCGCCACAAACCAGCTTCAAGAGCTTTCCACCCGCTACGAAAACGCCAGCGGCGACACGCGCATCAAATACGGCCAGCAGCTTGTGGCCGGCGCACAGTCACGCTTCCAGCTTGGCGCCAGCATGTACGACCGCAGCTCAGATCAGTATGTCAGCGAGTACAACGAAATGCTGCGCATTCTGAACAGAGTGCAAAACGATTCGTTTGATCTGTCCGCAGCCATACCGAGCGTGGAAGCGAGCATCCAGATCACGAACGCGTCGCTGGCCGAACAAGCCACCATCTTGTCGAGCATCGACACCATCATGGCCGAACAGCTCAAGGTCTACAACGACACCTACAAGATGACGCTCGACTTTGCGTCGAAGTATCAGACCGAGATTTTTGACAAGCTCGAAAACACCGCCACCGAGCAGCTCAGCGAAGTGCAGCAAACGCGCATGACGATGACCGAAATGCGTACTCTGTTGCAAGAAATCCGCGATGGCTTGCGTGCTGCGCTGCCACCGGTAGAGGAAACGCCAACAAACGACAATGCACCGACAACGGTCAATTTCAACCTCGATAGCCGCGTGCTCGCAACGAGTTTCATGAACTTCGTACGTGACAACCGCCGCGACATCGACATCATCTTGAGTCAAGTGTAATGGCTGGCATTGTTCAAGACCCTACCACCGGCGGCCAAGAAAACCGGCGCGTCAATGCCTTTTTGCGCGGCCCGATTGTGGCTGGGCAAACCGCACCGCGTTACAACCTCGCCGTCGAAGCAGAGGTGCGCAATGGTGTGCTACATCAGGCCGTGCTCAATACGCTGCCAAGCCCGCGCGATTCACTGGCAAACGATTTTGGCGTGCAGACGTCTGGTGGGTTTGATGCCACGATTATGGCCACAGATTTGCTGCCCGACACCTACAGCGCAGATGGCCATTGGGATGGCTATTCGCTTGTCTCGCTCTACGGCGAAAACCCGTCGTCGTTTACGCGCAATTTGCCGATCCCGGTGCCGGATCACGAAGGCGTATATCGGTGGACACTGCCGGATGAATTCGCACCGGCAGCGGGCTGCCGAAGGATCGAAAACCTCATCAACCGCATCGCAGGCGCGAACACGATCACGCTGGCGGGCGTCACGTTGTCCGGGGCGACCCTAAGCAGCACGCCTGACGCGGACGGATTTTACACACTGACGCGCACCAGTGCTGCTCTGAATTGGGCAAATCTCACGTTTGAGTCATTAAACATTGGCTACTCGATGGCAGACAGGCAATTCACGCCGTCGGTTGAGGTAAAGCGTGTTTCGGTCGATACCCTGTTTACAGTGCTGGCGTCGGACGTAACCACCACAACAAAATCGTCACCGTTATACACGGCTGTCGCTGACGCCAAGCTCTATGCGGCCACACTTTCCGGTTTTGCCAACACTGGCTTTATAGGCGCGATCGGCATCGGTCTGTCGAACAACGGAGACGCGATTAAAATTCGCTTCCCGCAATGCGAAGACGTGACCGGCGCAAGCGTCAAGGGGCCGTCCCAACGTGTGTCTGTTGGCGCGGTCAGCGCGTGGCCGTTTCACGGTTTCGGCAAGGACGGCATCGTATGGAGTCGCGCATTCAATGCCAACACAGTGAATGCCACAACCGGCGTGGTCACGGTGGCGACGCCCACTCAGCAACGACAGGCATGGTTCTACCTGCCTGGGCGAACAGGCAACACGCTCAGCACGCCAAGTGCCGCGGCCAATCAAATCGCGGGTGATCTCGTCATCATTGCGCAGATCGTCGTGCCGGCGGTTGCGGCGGTCAGCACCATTCTCGAAGGCTCGTATGCAGGCGCTTCGACAAACACCAATTTTCTTTTTCAGTACGCGGCGGGGCCGCTACGCTACTATTGGGCGGTCGGCAGCTCGCTGTTTTCAGTAGACAGTGCCGACCTGTCCGCATCGGTGCCGCCTGGCTCGCTGGTGGTTGTCCGCCTAAAGCACACCGTCAACAGTGCCGGCAATCGCATCGTCGAGTTTGCGTGGTCTTACGACGAAATCAATTGGACGGTGCTCACTACATCGACCAGTGCCACCGGCGTCGGCAATCGCAACGTCGGCGCAAACACTTGGTACATCGGCGCATGGCAAGGCCTCAACGATCCCTACGCTGGCCGCATTTTGCAGGTGAAAGTCTTCAACGGCTTCGCCGCCACCACGCCGGCGGTGTGGGCGGATGCAGGGCGATTTGCCGTCGGTGCCAGCACCGCCGTCATGTCCACCGGCGAAACGTGGACGGTCAACACCAGCGGCGCGGGCAACGTCGCCCGAATCGCCGAAGCCTTCACCGACGCCACACAGCGGCCATCACGTCATGATCCAGCTGAGGCGCAGCTCAACACCACCGCACTCGGCTCGTGGGGCGGCACGGCAGCGGTCACCAGCGGTGCCGTTGACGCCGCCGGCACCGCCGCCGCCTTCACCGTTGCCGATGCTGATGCGGCCAGCCTGCTTTCTCGCGATCTGGCGTTGACAGTCGCCAACGACGCACTCACGCACTCGGTGCTCTGGCCAGTCAAAAAAGACGCCACACCGCGCGCCACCCGCGCCATCGGCTGGCTGGTGGCATACAGCGGCGGCACCGGTATCAGCAACAACGTGTTTTTCGATACCAGCACGGGCGAGATCGCCGTGACGGGTGCGGGCGGCGCCACGGCCACCGTCGATGGCGACACATTGCAGGATTGGTGGCTGGTGCGTATTTCGCACGCAAACAACAATCTCGGTAACACCACTTGGACGCTCACCTTCTACCCAGCCGCCGGCACCACCTTGGCCACCACCGCCACCGCCACCACCGGCAGCGCGATCGTGATGGAGCCAACCATCGTCAAATCCGCCCGGGTCTCGTCGTACAACACCCGCAGCGGCGGCACGCGCAACGAAGCCGCGCTGCAGTTTGCCGCATCGGTGGTCAATGACCCCGAGGGCATGGTCTACCTCGAGGCGCAGCTTGACGCCATCCCTGCGGCTGACGTGGTGCTCATCGGCGACAGCGGATCCACCCGGGCGTTGGCGATGGTGCCGCAGTCCGCTAATAAGAAGTTCGGCACGCGCGATGGCACCAATACCGTCAATGCCACCAGCGCCCGCGACACAGCCCGCAACCGGCTGGCCGTGGCATGGTCTGGCGCGGTGCAGGATCTGTGCGTCAATGGCACCATCGAGACCGCTGCCGGCGCGTATGACGGGGCATTCTCGCCTACGCTTTTAAACATCGGCGCAGCCAATACCAGTGGCAGCGCACCATCTGGCTCGATCGGCCCCATCAAGTGGGCCAAAAAACGCCCACCCACCAGCTACCTCACCAGTTGCAACGCCGCCCGCGATCTTTTCTCACGCGGTGATTTCGACACCATCCGCGATAACAGCAAAGGCACGACATGGGAGCTTGAGATTCTTTCGCAGCTCACGCGTGCCAACGGCGCTTCGATCGAGCTGACTGACGTGCGCCGCGCCGTGGCCAAGCGCATCTCGGTCACGAAAAACAAACTCTCGCTGAGTTTTGCCGACATCGATACTGACGCGCTCGATCGCGTGTACCCGTCGAACAAATACAGCAAAGAAGAATTCACGAACATCTACGAAGGCCACATTGGCCGCGTGATCCCTGATCTGTCACCCGGCACGCAGCTCAAGGTGCCTGGTGCATTTATCAATACCAACGGCACCACGACGTGGACCATCTCGTTTGGTGAGCGCCGCACCGGCCCCACCTACACCGTGAACACCGTGTACCGCGACGGTCGTATTGTCAGCGCATCCGAATACAGCGTGAGCACCGCCACGGCCACCAGCGGCCTTGTGGTGGTCACAGTCGTATTTGCCCGTGAGCAACGCGACACCAGTGGCAAGCAGTACGAATTCACTGCGGACATCACCGTCAGCGGCACCCGCGAGCCATCGACAGAGATCCAGCGCCTGCTCACCAAGGTGGGTGTGCCAACGGATGCGGCCAGCTTCACAACAGCGGCGGCAGTTGATGTGGCTGGCGGCTTCTATATCGACGCCGCCTACACCACCGAAGTGCAGCTGAAGGTCATCATCGAATACTTGCTGCAAGTGGCGCGTGGTGATTTGGTCAAAACCTCCACCGGCGCGTGGGCGATTGTGCAAGACAAGGTGCGCTCCAGCGTGGCCACACTACGCGAGCAGGATTCACTGATCGACATCGAATCCGTCGAAGAGCCGATGCCGCCTCGTGCGTATGAGCTTAAGTACCGCCCACGCTTCCCTGCCAGCAACGATTGGCAATTCACCGCCACCCGCACTGGCACCGGCACGGCTGAAACGATGCGGATCCAGAACCCGTACATCTATGACGGCAACGTGGCCGACCGGCTGATCGACTACATCGCCAAACGTGAAAACACCCGCCGCGATGCCAAGCTGAAGGTGTGGGGCGCTATGTTCGATAACGGCGACGTGCTGACCGTGACGGGCGTGAGCTGCTACACCGGCAACCGTGATTGGCTCATCCGTGGTGTCGAGCGGCCAACGGATGCGAACACGCTCACCGCACGGCAATACGACGCCAGCATTTACACATACGGGGCAGGCACGATACCCGCAGGCGCGTCGAGTGGCTATGCGGCGGACTACTCACAGACCGCACCCAGCGCACCGACTGGCTTGACCTACACCGGTGGCAGTAGTGGCACGACAATCTCAACAGACGGCGTGGCGCGGGCGTATATGTTCTTTAGCTGCACGCCACCCACGCCTGCCAACAGCTTTGCACGAATCATCTTCACCGCACAAGACGGCGGCGGTGGGTATGTGCGGGTGGAAGGCAAAAAGAATGGTGCGGTGTACGAAGCTGTGCTGGGTAACTTGCGGCCGGGGGTCAGCCACACGGTGAATGCGTATGCGGTGAGCGCCAATGGGCAAGAAGGGTCGCTGGTGAGCACCTCGCAGACGTCGCCGGGGTATTCGGTCACGCCGGCCACACCGGGCGCGAGTGCATCCGCCACGCAGGTCGGTAGCCGAAAAGTACGGTTTAACTTTTCACCATCTTCGTCAACCAATATTGCCAAGTATCAGGCGCGATTCTCAAACGACTTGGGCAGTTCATGGGGCGCGACGCTGGATTTTGGCTCATCGGTTGTCGAAGGTGAGTTCAGCGACGCGGCGCTGGCCGCTGGCTTTGCCTCCGCGGACATTCGCGCCGTCGATACCTTTGGCACGGTCAGCGCATGGCGGGGCATTTTTAGTTCGTCGCTGAGTGCAAATATCACCGACAAGACCGTCGCCACCAACGCAATTGCAAACGGCAACATTCAATCAAGCGCAGTCGATAACGGCAAAGTCACAACCGCGACGCTGACGTTATCACGGCAGAACACGGTGGACTACTACTTTTTCTCAAGCGTAGCCGCTGGCACAAACATTGATCTGCAATTCCTTGCTGGTACGTACGCGCCGCGTATCACGGCAGATAACCCAGCTGATTTCACATTGCGGCCAGCCAATGACGCTGGCGGGTTTGGCACGGCACACATCGGCGTCTACAACAACGCGGGTGTTGCCCGCACGCTTTATAGGTATTACAAGGTGCTGTCATGATTTTTTTTGTCACGGCACTATTTGCCGACAACGGCGATTTTTTAGAGTGCGCCGCTGGCGAGCTTCCCATCTGGCCAGAAGGTAGCAGCTTGTTTGACAAACCACACTCAAGCTGCGGCGTGGTGCTCCTTAAAACCGGCGTGAACCCGAGCATGATTAGCCGCTATGTGGAGCCAGACGGGCAGGGCGGCGCACGGTTCAAAGACACGATTGGCGAGATCGCGCAACTGTGTTGCCGTCGAACGCCAGTCACAACAGAACTCTTGGCTGAAAAGCTCTGTGAGGAGGGCTGCGGCTCGATGCACATCTTGGCGAGAACGTGGCTGGCCGAACGCTTGCCGACAGAAAAGGCGGGGTACTTCGGCACGGAGATTGTAGGCGATAGCCGAGCGCTGCCGACCGTGCGCAACATTCTCGAAAAGAAGTACAACAAAGACGCGTTGCCGACCGGCTTTAAGAAATTTGAGCGCGCACAGGTGGCAAAGGTACACGAGCGCATCGCCGCCGATTCTGCTTGGCAGGAAATGATCGACGCAACGAACGAGGCCGCACCATGAGCTTGCTTTACACCAGCCGCATCATCCCGACCACCGCCACCGCCACCAGCGCGGCCAGCGGCTATGCGGCCACCAATGTGCTACTGCAAGCCCTCGGCGCACCTTGGCGCTCGACCTCTACCGCGCTGCAAGATGTGGTGATCGACTTAGGCTCCGCACAAACGCCACGCGGCATCGGCGTGCAAGACACCAACGCCACCAGCATCGTCATCGCATCGAGCGCAGACAACATCACCTACACCGACCGCGCCACGCTGGACCTGACCAACGTTGATCGCTTCAACCGTCGGCGTGGATGTGCCGGTGTGAATACGTCTGCACGTTACTGGCGCCTGCGTATTGCTTCAGCCACGGCCCCGGACGGCTTGGCCTATTGGCGCATCGGTGCGGTCTATGTGTTTGGTGCGGTGACGGATGTGATCCCGCCGCAGTATGGCTTCAGTGTCCGCAGCAACCACAACGAGAGCCGAGAGCAGCTCGCCAATGGCCGCGAAGCCATCGCCGCAATCGGCAGTAGAGCGGATTTGATCAGCGGCAAATTCGGCGTGCAAAGCACAGGGCCAATGGTGATCGGCTCACTCTTGGCGGATCTGCGCACCGGCTCGGTGTGGCTGGATATGCAAGTGACCGCACGGCCCAGTTGGACATGGCCGCTCATCAACGCTGCCGGCAGCGATGACGAAACGATGGATATGAACACGCCGGATTACACAACGATTTCACTAAACGCACGCGAGGTGGTGGGATGAAAGACTTTGACTGGCATGGGTTCGAGCTGATCACCGCCGTGCTCGGCTTTATCGGAGCGGCGCTCGGTATTAGCTACAGCCCGCCAATGACCAAGAAAGAAATGTTCGCCGCACTGCTCGCCGGGGTAGTGTGCGCGGTGCTGGGGCCATCACTCGTGATGCAGGTCTACACGTTGCCGCCGATTGTGAACAACGCGCTGGCGTTCGTTTTTGGTATTGGCGGGATGTTCATCGTGCCTGGCTTGCTGTCGATCTGGCGCGGGTTCGCAAACGACCCGTGGGCGTGGCTTGATAAGTTGCGGGGCACCACCAAGGCGGGGGGTGACAAGTGATTGAGCAGATCCTCAACAGCACTGCTTTGGTCATGGTGTGCCTGTGCATGCTGCTCTATATCAACAAACACATGAACCGTCACACGGCGGGCTGCGAACGCTGGGGCTTTGTGCTTACTGCCGCCGGGGCGTTCGGCCACGCCTGGGGCTACTGGTGGCCTTGGGGTGGTGGCGACGAAGTGGAGATCATCCTGCACATTGGCTTGGCGCTGGTGGCCGTGGCGATGGTGCGCGGCGATTTGAGAGAGATGCTCAACCGCGCAAAAGCGTGGGACGGCAAAGAGAGAAGGGGGAACTGTGAATCTATTACTTGAGCGCAGACCATCTGGCGCCACCTGCACCATCGGCGACCTTTACATCGACGGCGATTGGTTCTGCTTCATTCTTGAAGACATCGTGCGCGAAGTCGAGGGCCAGCCGGTCGAGAGCTGGAAGGTGAAAGGCAAGACCGCCATCCCCGCCGGCAACTACAAAGTGCAGATTACCTACAGCAACCGATTCAAGCGCGACCTGCCGTTGCTGGTGGGTGTGCCGGGCTTTGAAGGCATCCGCATTCACACGGGCAACACCGATGCCGACACCGAAGGCTGCTTGCTGCCGGGGCTGGCCTTGGGGCTGGGGGGCGAGAGTGTCAGCCGCAGCCGTGAGGCATTCGAGGCGCTATACGCCAAGCTACATGCAGCCGAGGATGCCGGTGAGGAGATCGAGATCACCATCACCAGTGCGGGGCAGATGTGATCACCGCACTCCGCATGTGGCTAGATGTTGCCTTCCCGCTGTGGCGCATCGCTGCCGCTTTTGCTGTGGTGGCCGCATTCGCCGCGGCGGTTTGGTGGATACGCGACACCGGCGTGCAGGCAGAACGTGAGCGTTGGCAAGCCAAGATGGCGACGGCCAAGGCCGAATGGCAGGCCGAACTCGACAAAGCCAACGCCGCCAACCGGGCCACCGAACGACAAAGCGCCCAAGTGATCGCTGACGTTTCAACCTACTACCAAACGGAGCTGAAAAATGCACAAGCCCAAAAAACTGCTGATCGTGATGCTGTGCAGCGCGGTGGCCTCCGGCTGTTCGACCCCTTTTTCACCAGCGGGCAAGACACTTGCCGAAAGCTGCCCGGCGCCCGTGAGGCTCTCGCCGCCGCCGGCGGACGTGATGGTGAAACGGGAAGCGAACTTTCGAGACCGACTGCTGCAAATCTTCTCGACCTCGCCAACGACGCCAACGCCATCGTCGCCCAGCTCGCCGCTGCCCAAGCTGTGATTGTGGAGTACCAGCGGGTTTGCGGAGCGCCCGCGCCCGCGTCAGGCGGCCCGTAGCGCCGCGCGATCAGCCCGGCGGTGGTATGGTAGCCGCCCACGCGGCCCGATGAGGGCTAGAGTCGACGCGGTTGCCAAGCCATGCGGCATAAGCCGCGCTGTCAAACGGCACCAGACGCACGCGGTCGTTGAGCGCCAACATGGCCGCGCACGCTGACTGGTGCGGTCGCCACATCACCGGCTCGCCAAGCCAGTCTTGCATCTGCGAATACCAGACCAACGGCATAGATTCCGGCTTCTGCCCGTCGTGAGCGTCGATGTTGTCTTGGATCGCGTCAAGCATCGCGTCGATCGCGCGCTCGCGCCAGTCAGCCAGTTCCCGCATGCGTTCAACGACGTCGGCGGGTACGGCGCGTTTGCCGTCCTCCCAATGTTGCCAAGCGCGATGAGACGTGCCTGAAATCATCGAGGCCGCCTCTTGCTGCGTGAAAAAAAGCAAGCGCCGAAGCGCTTGCAGTTCGGTGGCGGTCATCGTTCAAATTTCAACGCGAACGATAAAACTGGCGGGAATGTCATGTTCAAGCGTGAAATCGCCGTTTGAAGCGACGGTTTTGCCAAAAATCACACCATCAACCATTTTGGTGAAAACTGCCGTCTGCTCTTGCGAATGGTCGTCAATGTAGAAAATGTTGGTGTTTTCGTTCATCACCAAATAAGAGCCGCTGTTTAGCGCGTTCCAGCGCGGCAAATCTTTTGAAAGCAAAACATCGAACCAATCACCACCTCGGGACGCGACTGCCCAAACGCCGGATGGAC